AAAACAAGGTATTAGCAGAAGAGACTTTATGAAAGTTGCAGGTGCAGGCGGTGCAGTTGCTATTGCTAAACTTTTAGGCATTGGTGATGATCTTGCAGCGGTAACTAAAGTTGCAGAAAAAGCGGTACCAAAAGGACCGATCGTTCCACCATACTTTTTTACATTAGTTGATAAAATAAAAAGATTAGGAACAGATAATACTAAAGGACTTGCTACAGTCGATAGAGAAGTTGTTTATGTTTATAAAAATTATGAATTGTATGAAGATCTTACTACAGGTAATATAAGAATTACTAAAAAATCTGGCGACGCAGATGGTTTTGCTTACAAAGAAGAAGAAATGGTTTACACTAAAGGTATTGGTGATGAGTCCACTAAAGGAACTCCAGCAGATGAATACGATGAATTTACTGTAAGACCAGATGGAGATGGTAAAATGAAAGACATCGATAATGGGTTAGAAAATATAGATGAATTAATAGATGAAGTTGGTGTAGAAAATATTACAATAAAAGATTTAGAAGCAATGGGTTATGATATTGATAGATTGCCAGTGTCAGTGCAAAGAAAACTAGGTATTAAAGAACCAATAGATCCTATTAAGAGAGCACTAAAAAACCCAGATGATGATTTACCAGATTTACCCTTTTAATGAAAAAACTAACTAAAACCATACCGCCTAAAAGAGGGCCCAACCCACAGGGGTTGAATATTCCTTTAAAACAAGTTAAAGTGGCGGATACACCGGAGAAAATAAATGGCAGATATAGACAAATCGTTACCAAACGTAAAAACATCAATAGAGGTTAATCCTCAAGAAGAAATAGAAATACAAGAAGAGCAAGCTGTAGAGTCGCAAGACCCTAGCGTAGAAGTTATACCTAATGAAGATGGTAGTGTACAAGTAGACTTTGAACCAGGTAAAGTAAACATAGAGGGCACACCAAATCACTTTGACAATTTAGCAGAATTATTACCAGAAGATATTACAGACCCTATTGGTTCTGAACTTGTAGAAAATTACATGGACTACAAAGCTTCTAGAAAAGATTGGGAACAATCATATACAAATGGCTTAGATCTTTTAGGTTTTAAATATGATAACAGAACAGAACCATTTCAAGGAGCAAGTGGTGCAACACACCCTGTTCTTGCAGAGGCTGTCACACAATTTCAAGCTGGAGCTTACAAAGAATTATTACCTGCAGAAGGACCTGTTAGAACTCAAATAGTAGGTAATCCAGATCAACAAAAAGTAGCACAAGCTCAACGTGTTAAGGATTACATGAACTATGAGTTGATGGAAAAAATGGAAGAGTATGAACCTGAGTTTGATCAAATGTTATTTCACTTACCCCTTGCAGGTTCAACTTTTAAAAAAGTTTACTATGACGATTTACTAGGACGAGCTGTTTCTAAGTTTGTTCCGGCAGATGATTTAGTGGTTCCGTATTCTGCTACCTCATTAGAGGATGCGGAATCCATTATTCAAACAATAAAAATGTCTGAGAATGATTTAAGAAAACAACAAGTAAACGGTTTTTATTCTGATATTGAATTACAAAAACCACAATCAACAATGAAAGATGATGTTGAAGCTAAAGAACATGATTTAGAAGGCACAAAAAAAACAGGTAAACAAGAAATGATTTACACTTTGTTAGAGTGTCATGTAAATTTAGATTTAGAAGGTTTTGAAGATAAGGATGCAGAGATGAATCCAACAGGTATTAAACTACCTTACATTGTAACTGTCGACGAGACTTCAAGAAAAGTTTTATCAATTCGTAGAAACTACGAACCAACAGATCCAAAAAGAAATAAGATCCAGTATTTTGTACATTTTAAATTTCTACCGGGTTTAGGATTTTATGGTTTTGGATTAATCCATATGATTGGCGGATTAAGTAGAACTGCAACTGCTGCACTCCGTCAATTGTTGGATGCAGGAACTTTGTCTAATTTACCGGCAGGATTTAAACAAAGAGGTATTCGAGTTAGAGATGAAGCAGCTCCATTACAACCAGGTGAATTTAGAGATGTAGATGCGCCAGGTGGTAATTTAAGAGATGCGTTTATGACATTACCATACAAAGAACCATCACAAACATTACTAGCCTTAATGGGTGTTGTAGTGCAAGCAGGTCAAAGATTTGCAGCAATCGCTGATATGCAAGTTGGCGAGGGCAATCAAAATGCTGCTGTTGGAACTACAGTTGCATTATTAGAACGTGGTTCAAGAGTTATGTCTGCAATACACAAAAGATTGTATGCAGGTATGAAACAAGAATTTAAATTACTTGCTAAAGTATTTAAAACATATTTACCACCAGTATATCCGTTTGATGTGGTTGGTGGCAGACGAGAAATTAAACAAATGGATTTTGATGACAGAGTAGATATTTTACCCGTTGCAGATCCAAATATTTTTTCTATGGCGCAAAGAATATCTATGGCGCAAACAGAATTACAACTTGCAACATCAAACCCACAGATACATAATTTATATGCAGCATACAGAAAAATGTATGAAGCATTAAATGTAAAAAATATAGATCAAATATTACCTCCACCAGCGCCAATGGCACCGATGGACCCAAGTTTAGAGCATATAAATGCTTTAGGTATGAAACCTTTTCAAGCTTTTCGTGGTCAAGACCACAGAGCACATGTAACGTCTCACTTAACTTTTATGTCTACAAACATTGTAAGAAATAATCCTGCTGTTATGGCTGCAATACAGAAAAATATACTTGAACATATTAGTTTAATGGCACAAGAACAGGTAGAATTAGAGTTTGCAGAACAATTGCAGCAAGTTCAAGTGTTACAAGTGCAGGCTCAACAAGATCCAATGGCTCAACAACAGATACAAAAGCTTTCTCAAGACATCGAAGCTAGAAAAGCAGTGTTAATTTCTGAGTTAACAGCAGATTTTGCAAAAGAAGAGAAGGAAATTACGTCACAATTTGACTCTGACCCTCTTTTAAAACTAAAATCACGTGAAGTTGATCTACGTGCAATGGAAAATGAACGTAAAAAACAAGCTGATGAAGCAAATCAAGATTTAAACAGAGCAAAATTAATGCAAGCAGGTCAAATTGCAGAAGATAAGCTTGAACAAAACGAAGATTTAGCTAAATTACGTGCTGGAGTTAGTCTTGCAAAGACAGGTGTACAACAAGCACAAGTTATGATAGACGATAATTAAGAAAAGGAGCAAAAAATGGAAAAACTTGACAAAATACAAGAAGTTAAAGTTGCTGAACAGAGTATTGAAATAGATCCTAGATCTAAAACTACTGCTGATGGTGCTTTTAACTATATTGGTACAGGAAAACCTGAATTACCAGTCGGTGGTCAGAAAAGAATGTTACCAGAAAAGAAAAGAAATTCTAAAGCATACTAATTATGTGGCTATCGGCAATAAAATTAGCCGTCTCTGCTGGAAGTAAAATTTACGCTAACAAGCAGAAGACAAAAATGGCAATGTCAGAAGCACAGCTTATGCATGCTACTAAGATGGCCCAGGGTGAAGAACAATACCAGGGAAAATTGTTAGAAGCACGTCAATCAGATTGGAAGGACGAGGCCGTTTTGATAATTTTAAGTTTGCCCGTGTTGGTGCTTGCTTGGGCAGTGATATCGGATGACCCGACAGCGATGGATAAAGTTAAATTGTTCTTCGATATGTTCTCGCAGCTTCCGTCATGGTTCACAAATTTGTGGATTCTTGTCGTGGCGAGCATTTATGGTATAAAGGGTACACAAATTTTTAGAAACGGAGGAAAAAAATAATGAGAAAAAAAATGATGGGTGGCGGAATGTCAAATAGAATGATGTATAAAGCAGGGTCTTCAAATCCAAAAGCAATGATGGCTGCAAAAAAGAAAAAATCTAAAAAGAAAAAATCATTTCCTGATTTAAATAAAGATGGCAAAGTAACTTTTGCTGATGTTTTAAAAGGAAGAGGAGTGAAAAAAGCATAATGGCTGGTCCAGGTTTATACGCTAATATTCATGCTAAAAGAAAACGTGGAGGCAAGATGCGAAAGAAAGGTGCAAAGGGTGCACCAAAGGCATCTGACTTTAAAAGAGCAAAACAGACAGCGAGGAAATAATGACTAAACTATGTCCTAGAGGAAAAGCTGCTGCAAAAAGAAAGTTTAAAGTTTACCCGTCTGCATACGCGAATGCATACGCTAGCAAAATTTGTGCAGGTAAAATTAAAGATCCTTCTGGTGTGAAGAGAAAAGATTTTAGAGGACCTAAACCTAGTAAGGCTATGGGTGGTAAAATTTCTAAACCTATGTATGGATCTGGTGGTCAGGTAGCTGGTCTTGCTAGAAAAAGAAGAATAGGTTGTGCGTAGAAATTTTGCAAAAGGCGGTTTAAAAGAATGGTTCAAGCAAGATTGGGTCGACATTGGTGCCAAGAAAAAAGGTGGGGGTTTTAAAAAATGTGGAAGAAAATCTGCAAGTGGATCAAAAAGAAAATATCCAAAGTGCGTCCCTGCTGCCAAAG